TCTTGACCCAGCAAAAGTTACCCGAATCATCAGTTTTAATGATAAAGGCAAATGTTTGGCTAACATGCCTCAACAAATGTTGAGTTTCTTTGATGAGGTTCGTTTGGGTGAGGGCTCTCAATGGCATCGTGATTATGAGCTAACTTGGAAAAACGCGCTCTCCGTTATTTCTGACAACTTCTTCGATAAAGGTAAGTCTATGACTGCGGAGCAGATTCAGTTCGAGGTGTTGTCTTATTGCACCAAGATCTTGATACCGTGTACGGCTGAGGGTGGAGACGAGACGCCCGCTGTAGAGGCTCCGGATGCAACGACCACGTTTGTTAGCAATGCCCCTGGCTCTTCTCTTGACCCGCACCCTGTTCATAAGGGTGAGTTTTGGAGAATGTCGGGAATGGAGAGTTACTCACATGGCGATCCTGATGTGTTTAACAGACCGGTGGCCATAACTGATGGAGTTTGGGACGCTGCATCACCCGATGAATTGGCAGTGATTCAGATGCCAAGTGATTTTTTCCGAAATAATCCTAACGCCCAGGCCAAACTTGCAAACTACACGTATCTTAAAGCAACCGCTGTTTTGCGAGTGGTTATCACGTCCTCCCCGTATACAGCAGGTAAGGCGCTGCTGGGTGTGGTTCCACAGAATGGAGATTGGCAAATGGATAAATATAGGTTGTCTGGGTGCCCGTGTGTCGAGATTGATGCGAGTTCCGGGAAGGAAGTTGAGTTGCGCGTGCCGTGCGTCATGCCGCATGGTTTCGCGATAATTCCCGAGATCCACTTGAGCACCTATGCTCCAAAATTTAATTGGGCCATCTTTCATCTTATGGTGGTAAGTCCAATTGGAGATGTAAGTGATTCACCAGTCCATTACAGAGTGTACGGTTGGCTTGAGGACACATTGCTTTTTGGTCCAACTCACTTCCCTATATCGTTTATGCCCGAAGCCAAAGAGGGCAGTTCTCAGTTGATAGATTCAGACAGGGAGGTTAAAGTCAATCCTTTTGCTGTCAGTATGGGTTCGTCTCAGGTTTCTGAGTCCAACCGACTCTCTGCCGCGATCGATAAATATGTTACTCCAACTATTAAGTCTGTGGGAGGGGCCGCTGTTGAGATTGGTACGATTGTGTTGGCTGGAGCCAAAATAGCAATGTTAATGGGTTTGTCCGTGCCCACTATGTCAAACAACACAACGTACACGCAAGACGTTAATAATGCTGATTCCATGCATGTCAGCGGGCTCTGTCCTTCCCTGATGCTGGCAAATTCAAGTCAGCAGAAAGTGGTGCTTCCGGTGAATAGCTTTTCTATTCACGGTGATGAGATGGATATTGCAAGGTATTGTTCAAGACCAGGCCTCGCCGGAAATTTTAGGTTTGCAAAAACTGACATAGTTGGATCAACAATCGCACAGATTGCAGTGAATCCTGGACTTTGTGTTATAGACATCGCCACAACACCGCCCACTTACTTGTGGACACCGTTAGCCTTTGCCTCGTCCTTTTTCCAATTGTGGAGAGGTTCGATAGTTTACAGATTTGCCGCAGCCAAAACCAAGTTTCATGCCGGAATTATCGAGATTGTGTGGAAAATTGGATCTTCAACCACAGCTCCTGTGACAGACCAGGAAGCTGCTAACTGTTACCGTGTGGTGTGGAATTTGGCAGAGTCATCAAGCTTTCAGTTCACAGTCCCGTACATATCGTGTTTGCAATGGGGGATGTGTAGACGACTTTCTATTGGATCTGCCTACAATTTCAATACAGAACAGACGGGTAATCTGTTTGTTCGTGTGGTCACCCCGCTCATTAGTGCCGGAGAGTTGGTTACAGACTCTATAAACATTCTTGTTTATACTAGTGGTGGTAGCGATATCGAGTTTGCAGTGCCAATGCATCCCGTCGTAGTTGGCGATCCTGCCCCAGAGCCGGTTTTCAAAGCAGAGGGGAGGAGTGGAGGTGTTTACCAAAGTGATATCACGCAAGGGGTTGAGGAGGTAGAAACCAAGATGATGGCTCCGGCAAATCCGTTGAGTCCCATGGGGAGAATAACCACAATTGGAGAGGAGATCTTCAATTTTCGTAGTCTTACTCGCAGGTTTTGCGACGAAGGAGAGATGGTGACGATTGGTCCAACGGGAAAGACTTTTCTTACTCGGGAGTTGTGGAGCTCTCATCGTGCCGTTAGAAGGCTCCAGAGGAGCTTCTCCTTCTACACGGGAAGCTGGAGATTGGAGTTTGTGTCGTTAACTTTTGGCGACACGGGGCATCCGTATAAGCGGAACGGTGTCTTTAGGGCTAGGACCATTATTCAAGGAATGCAGACGGCTGGCGCCCCAGAAACTTATCAGCAGGTGTCTATTGGCAAGTCTTTAATCTTTAGTGTCCCATATCACGAGTTAACACCTTACTTGCCTTCTGAGATGTTATCTAATGACACAACCACAGCCGTGCCAAATATTCAGTTTGTAGCTTACTGTCCACTTGGAGACGAAGACTTTTTAGTGCGCACCGCCGCAGGGGATGATTTCACTTTTGGATGGCAGATAGGTCCCCAAGCTGAACAATTCATGGATGCCACCAATACTGTGGCCATTCAGTATTGTTACATTCCAATGGCCTAAATTTTCCTGACCCATGGCAGACGTTTCCATGGGAGTTCTATGGCTGTTTGCGATCAGCCTCATAAAATCGTTTTCGGGATTTTCCTGGACTCTGTGTTCTACTGATGGGATGCAGGTCACTTTTTACATCAGAAATTTTGTTTTGTTTGTAGGTTCTTGAGTTTCCTAGTTAATTAAACTCAAGCTGTGAAGGC